AGTGGTTACATCACTGGCTATGCCAGCTACTGTGTTAATGTTTGTTTGATTGGCAACGGTAGGTGTTAGCCGAAGCCAAGTTGTCGTGCCGAGGTCGTAAACCTTCATCACATTGTTGGTTGTGTCAAAGTACAACGCACCATCCTGTAATGCGTTGCCGTCATTGTCCAGTGTTGGGTCACTGGCCTTTGCACCTAGATACGCATCATCAAATAGGTCGAATGTAGCCTCTGCCGCAGATGCACTGTTAGCGGCATTAGTAGCAGATGTCGCCGCATTTGTCTCAGAAGTAGCTGCATTAGTCTCAGAGGTGGCAGCATTTGCTTCCGATGTTGCGGCATTAGCCTCGCTAGTTGCCGCATTGGTTTCGCTTGTAGCGGCATTTGTTGCGCTTGTAGAGGCAGCCGATGCACTGTTAGCCGCATTGGTAGCTGACGTAGCGGCTGATACAGCATCTACAACCAGTTCCCAATAAGCTGTGTTTGTAAGCAATGTGCCACTGGGACTATCTGCAATACAGATATAAACATTATTTAATTGTGCTGTAGTTGTAGATTTAACTAAATCGTTTTTTACATAGCCAGTTGTGGTAGTTGTTGTATCAGTTCCCTGATATGTACCAATAGTAGTTGTTACCGTTACAGCACCGTTGGCATCAAATGATAGAAACTTGTTCGCTCTAGCTGCTGATGAAGGTAGTGTAATTGAAGCGGCAGTGTCAGAATCTGACAGCTTCATTGTACGGCTAACCTTAGTCTCTAACTCTTGCTCAATAGCAATAATCTTGTCTAACTCAGTATTGAGTGACGAGATATTAAAAGGTCCTGATGTTGGGAAATCTGTAGTTCTAGCTACAGGTATGTCCCTAAAAATAGTGAATGTATCAGTTCCTGCGCTATAATTGTCGCCAAGAGTAATATATCCACCAGAAAATCCATCATCTACCGCAGTTCCTGTAACAGCAAATGTACCAGTACCTGTACCTCTGGACAGCGTAGTATCAACACCAGCCGCAGTTGTTACAATAACATTGATGTCATCAACGTCAAAGAATGGGAAATCAATCGTTAATTGCGTAGTACTAGCAACAACGGCCTGTGTGTATTGGACTCTAGCGTCATTATCTGCAATTTCTATAGTAGCCATACTTTATCTATTCCCTATTGCCAGTTTGCTGTCTATTCACATTACCTTCCCCAAAAACTCCATCATATATGGGGTCTAAGTAAAATAAATTGCCTGTTGGAAAGAAAAACCTAGAGTTTCTTAAGGTTTTCTCATCTGCGTTAAATGTAATAACATCAGATGCAACGTCTGCCATATTGATTAAATTGCTTGCTGTAGGTCCTGCAACTGCACCAGCCTTTGCTCCAAAAGGCATTTGATACTGTGGCTGGTCAGTAAAGAAAGGACGCATACCTAATTTATGGTCACTAATCTTTTCAATAGCATTATTAACGTCTGTAAACCATCCACCTATGCCAGACCTATCAATAGCATTGATTAGCTTTGTTCCAACATCCTCATCGGATTCAATCCCGTACTGTAATCTTTTGATTTCATTTATAATCCCAGCTAAACCTACAATCAAAAATGCACCCTGCCAAAAAGCACCGTCTTTCTCTTGCAAGCCAGCAGTAAGCATTCTTACCATAGCCCCCTGACCGTAAGACTTAAACTGAGTAAGCATTGAGCCAAACTCAGTAGATGTCCATAAGGCTCTGTCACCAGCCCCAGGCGTTATAATTATGCGTTCTACGTTCTGATTTAGAGCATTTCTAAACTTCAATCTCATTGTGGCATCAGTCCAAGCTTCTGATTCAGGTAGCCATTCTTTGCCTTCTTGCCTACCAAACTGACGTATTTGCTGTTGCATACGCATGTGGTCTTGCTGACCAATGCCATTCTTTAAAAACTTTTCTTGGTCTGCTTTTGTTAATTTTGACCAAGGTTTCATTAAACCCTCAGTCATCCTTAACATTGTCATGTTACCAGCCATTTCTTTAAGTGCCTGATTCCATATATTCAAACCATTGAATAAAAAGAACATACCTGTTGCTTGGTTTAATTTTCTTTCAATAGTATATCTTGACCCAAACAAATCACCCAAATCAGACATAGCATGGCTTCTTAAGCCAAGAGTTGCGTCTACGGCAATAGCCGCTTGGTCTAATTCTTTTTTGCCTAATTGACGTACTAGCTTTGCTTGCCTGTTAAATAATGTAGAAAATCCTTTTGCATAAGCATTCTCAAAGCCTTCAACCATAACAAGTCTAGCAATATCAGGAACAGAAGACACAACAGCACTGCCCATTCCAGCAAGAGTATTGATAGATTTCATGTTTCTTACAAATCTGCTAGACAAAGCATGGGGGTCTTTAGATGCACCGTATGTACCACGCAATCTGTCACGCAGACCACGAACATCACGAAGGTCTGCTTCCATTGCTTTTTCTAATCTATCAATATCTGCTTGATTCCTTGTTGCCCCTACCTTTCCGTAATCATCAAAATTTTTGTTAAAAACAACCACTTGGTCATGAGAAAAGGTTTCTTCTAATATTTGGTGTTTGCCACCTTTTCCTGTAACATTGGCGTATTCATCCATTATTTTTAATGGAGTAAGTTTGCCTTTGGTTACTTGGTCAAAATCATCTAAGCCAAAATTTATTGAAATAGAATCGTGACCATTAGATTCTGCCCACTGACGCAATTGTTTCATATACGATGTCTTAAAGCAGAATAACTTGAGGCAACTTTATTATATCCAGAGTCAAACTCTGCAAACCATTCATCAGTAAGTTTTTTGTTTTCAGATAAACTTTTTCCTGTTCCAAGATTTTTTCTTTTTTCTGCCATAGCAGACATAAAATCATCATAGGCTTTTTTAGCGGCTTGGAGTTCGTCTGCGTTTAAACCAGCCTGTCTAAACAAAGCCATAAGCTCATCATCTGATGTAATTTTCAATGGGTTTTTTAAAGTAATATTTACTTCATCTACTTGTTTACCAAACCTAGATGCTGTTTTTGCATTTGTTGCAAAATAAAGACCGTCTCCTAAGGCAGACTCTTCAAAGCTTACTTTGCCTTTACCGCCGCTTCCTCTGTGGACTTTTATGGAAATGCCTTGACCAGTAACTATACTATCTATTTTTTCCGCAACTTTACCCATAAGCCTGTTGTACTCTTGGGTTATATCATCAAGGACACCAGACATACTTACATCACCATACTTACGAGTAAGCTCAATATCCATACCCATAGTCTTTACATGATGACGAAGAAGTGTTTCTACATCATTTTCAAGAAACTCTTCTAGCAAATCATCAGGAATATCTAGTGTTCTAGCTTGTGCGCCAGATGGTGTTTTAATCCAATCAAGATTATCGCTAACACCTTCTAGGTCTACATAAGGCCTTCTGTGTGTAACAGTATCTAATACATCGTTAGCGTAAGATTTAGCCGCTTGTGCATCTAGTCGTAAACTTCTTCTAGCATAATTTTCTACAATAGATAAAAAGCCTTGCTGATTATCCATAATCTTATCAACACGATATATTCTAGGAAGATAGCTTACAGCATTATTAGCAGTAACGCCTTGCTCTCTAAGCTTCTTTAGCTTTTCAGTTAGTTCGGCTTTTAGACCCGGTTCTACAGCTTCATCTATTTGTTTTTTCAACTCACGTTCAAACAACCTTACAGATTCAGCTTCCTTCTTTATGAAGTTAAAAGTCTTTCTGTATTCTTTTGCGGCTCTTGTTACATAAGGTGATGCCGCATCATTCATTTCATCTACATCACCTCTACGCATAGCCATACTTACACGATGCCTAAACTGTACTTCTCCTAATGAATCACCGCCTTTTACCATATCTGTAACTTTTGTTTTCATCATTGTTACAGCACGACCAGCATCTGTCTTTGGTACAGCAATGTTTCTATATGCAAGATAAGCTTCATCAGAAGCTCTCACGCTATCTAATAGCTTTGAGAAATATGTAGTTCTAAAGGTTGTTTCTACAGACTGGTCCATTTCAAGCCCAAGGTCTGTAACCTTTTTCTGCATCATTCCACCAACATCAACCATGCCAACAGCAAGGTTTCTGACAAATGGGTTTTCACTTTTCAGCATTCTGGTAACAGGATTCCAACCTATTTTCTCAACCCCAATACCAGTTTCCACTAAGGCTTCTTTTTCCATTTGAGCATAAGCGGCTTCCCTTGCTTTTTCAGGGCTTACAC